GCTCTGGCGCTTATTCCGTCTGATGTGGACGTTTGTATCTCGCTTGATCTTGACGAAATCTTAGAGCCCGGCTGGCGCGAAGACCTTGAGCGTGTCTGGCAACCGGATACGACCCGACTGCGTTACTACTTCGACTGGGGCTGCGGCATCCGGTACAAGTACGAAAAGATCCATCACCGCAAAGGGTATATGTGGCACCACCCGTGCCATGAATATCCCAAGCCCGATCCCCGGACGGTAGAAGTCTGGGCCGACACCGACATGCTGCTGGTCAGCCACCACCCGGACCCCACCAAGAGCCGGGGCCAGTATCTGGACCTTCTGGCGGTGTCTGTGAAGGAAGACCCTCATTGTCCGCGCAATGCTTTCTATTACGCCCGCGAATTGTCGTTCTACAGCCGATGGCAGGAAGCTATTGATGCCTGCAAACGGTATCTGGATCTTCCGGGGGCCACTTGGCCCAACGAGCGTTGCTACGCCATGCGTATTTTGGGCAAGTGTTTCAGTGAGTTAGGCAATATCGGGGAAGCCGAAAAATGGTTCCAGATGGCGGCTGTAGAAGCCCCCTACACCCGCGAGCCATGGTGCAATCTGGCGATGATGATGTACCAGCAGGCTCGGTGGCCGGAATGTTATGCCGCCTGCATGCGGGCACTGGCTATAAAAAATCGTGAATTAGTATATACTTGCGATCCAGAGGTTTGGGGGCATTTGCCCCACGATCTCGCCAGCATTGCCGCATGGCACATGGGGCTGAAGGAGGTGTCCATTGAACAGGCCAAACTGGCCGTCCAATGCTCCCCGGACGACCAGCGCCTGCGGGCAAATCTGCGCTTCGTGACGGGGCAGGATAAGGAAGAGGAAGCCGCGTAATGACTACCCCGAACACCACCCCGCTGACCTATAACGGCTATGTCACCCAGATAGCGACTATGGCCGTCGTCAATACCCAGACAGTCAGCGGCGTGGTTCAGGGGGTTGACGCAGCTTTTAACGCCATCATCCCCCAGATGCTGAATTACGCCGAACTGCGGATTCAGCGGGATCTGGATCTTCTGCCGCTGGAAACCAGCAATACCTACACCCTGACCAGCGGGTCCAATATCCTGCAAATCTCGGTCAACGATTTTGTGACCATTCAGACTATTTCGGTCAATAACAGCGGCGTAAATACCCCCCTGTTGCCAGCCACCAAAGAGTTCCTTCAGAACGTCTGGGGAAACTCGACCACAACCGGTGTACCCCAATATTTCGCCATGTACGGCGGCGATCTGTCCACGGGCGGCAACACCTACAACAACATCATCTTTGGACCCTATTCCAGCGGCAATTACCCCGTCACCGTGACCGGCACGATCCGTATGCCGACCCTGTATAATCAGGCCACCGCCACCAACGCCGCCACCGGCACGACCTTCATCAGTACCTATCTGCCTGACATGCTGATTATGGCCAGCATGATCTATATCAGCGCCTACCAGCGTAACTTTGGCCGTATGAGTGACGATCCTGCCATGGCCCAAAGTTACGAAGGCCAATATCAGTCTCTGCTGCGCGGTGCGACTGTCGAAGAGTATCGCAAGAAGTTTGAGGCGTCGGCTTGGTCTTCCAAGTCGCCTGCGCCGCCCGCCACCCCTATCAGGACGTAACCTGTGCCACACGCATCCGTAAAAATCATACCGGGCGTGAACCAGAACGAAACCCCAGCCTTAAACGAGGCGGGGATTTCGACCACTAATCTTGTCCGGTTTATCCCTGACCCCAAGCTGGGCGCTTTGGTACAGAAGCTGGGCGGCTGGGCCAAGTTTTACCCTAACACCATCGCGGCAATCCCCCGTGCATTATGGGCGTGGGAAGACACCAATTCGGTGTCTCATTTGGCCGTTGGAACGGAAAATATTGTTAGTTCTACACAGTCTCAGCTTAGTGTAATCACTAACGGCACCCAGACCATTATCACGCCCCGTTCCACTACCGACAACATCACGCCAGCCGCCTCCACCACCAGCGGCAGTTCGGTCGTTACGATCACGGATGCTACCACAACCGGCATTACGTCTTACGATACGGTCTATATTGAAACCCACATGGCCGTTGGCGGGCTGGTCCTGTTCGGCCTGTACCCCTGTATTTTGCAGGGTTCGACGACCTATCAGATCATCGCGCTGGACGCTCTGGGCAACCCGCTTGCCGCCACCTCTACCTCCACCACCACGACCGTAGCGTCCTTTGCCACCACGAATACGTCCAGCACCGTAACGGTGACGCTGACAAATCACGGTTATGCCGTAGGAAGTACCTATCCGGTGCTTGTATCTACTTCTGTTGGGGGTATAACACTTTACGGCAATTATATTGTTCAAAGTGTTCCAACCGCTAATACATTTACTATTAATGCCCCTCAAACAGCCACTTCTACAACCACTGGCTCTATCAACGGCGGCAACGCGCGCCTGCTGTATAGCTTTGGTATTGGCGCGATCCCTGCCGGTACTGGTTATGGCATTGGTGGTTACGGATCGGGCGGTTATGGAACTGGTACAGCTATCGCCCCAAGCACTGGTACGCCAATCTCGGCCACAGATTGGACGCTGGACAACTGGGGTCAAGTCCTCATCAGTGTCCCGATCAATAGTTCGCTTTTCCAGCCCATCTATCAATATGATCCGACTTCTGGAAACCCGATTGCCACAGTCATCCCTCAAGCCCCGCCTGTTAATGACGGTGCCTTCGTGGCTATGCCGCAGCGCCAGATCATCGCTTGGGGATCAACTTTCACGGGTATCCAAGATCCGCTTCTGATCCGCTGGTGCGATGTAAATAATTACAACGCCTGGATTGGAACAGTCATAAATCAGGCCGGTTCCTACCGCATCCCGAAGGGGTCAAAGATCATCGGCTGCATCCAGTCTTCGCAGCAGGGCCTGATCTGGACCGATCTGGGCCTGTGGTCGATGCAGTATATCGGCCCGCCCTATGTCTATTCGTTCAACGAAGTCGGTACATCTTGCGGTCTGATTGCCCGTAAGGCTGCGGCTTCGGTTAATGGCGAAGTAATGTGGATGGGTTCTTCGCAATTTTTCAACTTGTCTGCCAATGGTGTTCAACCAGTTCCCTGCCCGATCTGGGACGTTATCTTTCAAGATCTGGATCAAACAAATCTGTCCAAGATTCGCGTGGCGGTTAATTCGCGGTTTGGCGAAATCGCCTGGTACTATCCCACCGTCAGCAGCGGTGGAGAAGTCACCAATTATATCAAGTACAATATCAATCTTGGGGTCTGGGATTACGGCACTCTTGGACGGTCGGCTTGGATCGACCAGTCCGTTCTGGGTTCGCCCATCGGCGCTGATCCCAGCACTCGTTATTTGCAACAGCATGACGGCACCAATCCCACTACCGGATTGCCGGTGACTGATGCCGATGGCGCTGCCATGCCGTCCAACTTTCAGACTGGTTACTTCGCGCTGTCAGAAGCAGATGTTAAAAGCTTCATTGACGAAGTTTGGCCCGACATGAAATGGGGCTACTACGGTGGAACCCAGAACGCCACCGTGAACCTTACGTTCTACGCGGCGGATTTCCCCGGCCAGACGCCGACTACTTATGGCCCCTACGCTCTGACGCAGAATACGACCTTTATCAGCCCGCGCATCCGTGGCCGGTTGGTGTCCATCAATGTTGGCAGCACGGACGTAGGCAGTTTCTGGCGTATTGGTAATATTCGTTATCGCGTCCAGCAGGATGGTAAATACTAATGAGTTCACTATCTGACATCCTGACAGCAGCAAAAAACATCGTCACAGCGATCAACGGTGCCGCGCAGACGTATTTGAATGTTCAGGGGGCGCAAGATGCAGTCAACATATCATCTGCAACGCTTGTCAAATCGGGTGCTGGCCGCGTTGCCATCGTCAGCGTTACGACAGCGGGAAGCACCACGGGGTCCATATACGACACGAACTCAGCATCTTCTACGACTGGCAAGATATATGTCATCCCAAACACAGTTGGCGTAACAGTCGTTAACATGCCCGTCTCCTTCGGAATCGTCGTGGCTCCCGGTTCTAGCCAAGTCGTTTCCATCAGTTATTCGTGAGGTAGCCATGCCGCTTTCCAAAGGTAAAAGTCAGGAAGTCATTTCGCATAATATTTCTGAAATGATTCACGCGGGACACCCCAAAGATCAGGCCATTGCGGCGGCTCTCAATACGGCGCGCGAAAGCCATGCTTACGGCATGAAGGTTCCCAAAGCGCCCAAACCTTACAAGAAAAAATCTGGCCATTTGCATGTCGGGCCAATCCATAGCCCGGTGGCCGGCCGTACAGATCATCTGCCCATGCATGTTCCCAGCGGATCCTATGTCATTCCCGCTGACATTGTGTCAGCCATGGGAGAAGGCAATACGATCGCGGGTTTCAAGCATATGCGCCGGATGTTCGGCGGCGCTCCTTACGGCGGCAGCGGCATGCCCTACGGGCAGGGGTCCGGTCCCTACGGCGAACATCTGGCGACCGGCGGCGAAGCCGACGCGGTCCCGATTGTGGCTGCCGGCGGCGAATATGTTCTTTCCCCGGACCAGGTACGTCAGGCCGGCGGCGGAGATCTGGAAATGGGTCACCGGGTGCTGGATGAGTTCATCAAGCGCAAGCGGTCCGAAACAGTCAAAACCTTGAAAAATCTCCCCGGACCTAAAAAGGATTAAAATGACCAATTCTGAAGACCTGAAAATTCGTCTCGCTACCGTCGAAGATCTCGACGAAATGATGCAATTGGCCATGTCGGCTTGCGAAGAAAACGGTTTTTTGAACCCTAACCCTATAAAATTGCTTCAGGATATTTGGCCGGCGCTGAACCGGGATCATGGCCTGTGTGCCGTCATCGGGAAGCCGGGCGGTATCATTGAAGGGGCTATCCTTCTGCGTATCGGCCAAATGTGGTATTCCGACGATCAGACGATCGAAGAAAAGGCCATCTTTATCCATCCCGATTATCGGGGGGCTAGAGGCGGAAGGGCTAGAAAGCTATGCGAGTTCAGTAAGATGGTAGCTGACACGCTTGGACTTCCACTGGTAATCGGTGTATTGTCCAATAGCCGCACCGAGGCAAAAATTCGGATGTACGAACGCCAGTTCGGGAAACCGAGCGGGGCGTTTTTCCTGTATGGAGCGAAAACTGGGCAGTTTTCCAAGGGGCATTAAATGAGCGGCGGCAAATCTCAACAGAGTTCACAACAGGTTACTATCCCGCCGGATGTTTTGGCGCGGTACAACTCTGTCAACGCTCAAGCCCAGCAGGCCGCCTCCCAGCCCTTCCAGCAGTATTCGACTGACCCCAACGCTTTCGTCGCCCAACTTACCCCTACCCAGCAAGCGGGTATTGCCAACACCAATACGGCGGCCGGTCAGGCCCAGCCTTATTTCAATGCCGCAACGCAGCAACTGACCGGGGCGCAGCAGGCTGCGACCCCGTTCATCTATGGTGCCGCGCAGGGCACTCAGGAGGCTCTCCAGCAGGGCACAGCAGCCAATCAGCAGGCCGCTGGTCTGTATGGTGCCGGCCTTGCAGCAGGCGCTCCCATGATCGCCGCATCGGGCGCTGCGGCCAATGCCGCGCCGATCACCGGCCAGACCATCGGCCAGTATATGGACCCCTATCTTTCCAGCGTCGTGGGTAACACCGCCGCGCTCCAGAACCAGCAAAACCAGCAGGCGATGGCCGGTCAAACCGGCAATGCCATTCGTCAGGGCGCTTTTGGTGGCGACCGCGCGGGCATCGCTGCGGCTAACCTTCAGGGTCAGCAGAATCTTGCCACTGGAAACTTGCTTTCCGGTCTTCTCAGTCAGGGCTACGGGCAGGCGCTTTCGACCGCCCAGCAGCAGCAGGGTGTCAATCTGGGCGCGCAGCAGGCCAATCTGGCCCGCTTGGGGCAGGCTGGTCAGGGACTTTCCAGTCTTTACGGCGGCACGGCGGCCGGCCTTGGCGGCCTAGGCCAGCAGCAATACGCGCAGGGCGCGGGCGCGGCCCAGCAGTTGGCCGGTCTAGGCAACCAGCTTTACGGCATGGGCGCTGGTACTTCGCAGGCTCTTGCTGGTCTTGGCGCTGGCGCGCAGGGCGCTGCTTTGCAGGGCGCGCAGGCCCAGCTTGCCGCAGGTCAGGCTGCACAGCAGACCCAGCAGGCCGGTCAGACCGCGCTGTACAATCAGTTCCTCCAGCAGCAGTCTTACCCGTTCCAAGT